TCGCGCAGAGGCATCTCCCACATCTCTTGCAGGATCGGCCTCAGGATCGCATCGCGAGCCACTGTAGCATCAGTGACCATCTTGCCGAGGTTCGGGTTGCCGAGCTTCACACCGCGCTGTTTGGCCTTGGCAAGGGCGTCTTTGGTGCGTTCTGAGATCATCGCACGCTCTTTTTCGGCGAGAGCGGCGTAGATGTGCAGCATGAAGGGGTCCACGTTGCGGCCGAGTTGCGCGACGATGAAGGGCACCCGCTTACTCATAAGGCCCGAGATGAAATGCACATCGCGGCTCAGCCGGTCCAATTTGGAGACGGCGATATGGGCGCCAAGTTGCTTGGCCTTGCGCAGCGCTGCGGCGAGCTGTGGGCGCTTGTCCAGCGCGTCGGCACCTTTTCCGGTCTCGACCTCGATAAACTCACCAGCGACCTCCAGAGACTCGCTGGCGGCAAATCTGGCAATGGCATCCCGCTGCGCTTCAAGGCCGAGGCCGCTCTTGCCTTGACCATCGGTGGAAACGCGAATGTAGGCAATGACTGGGGGTGACATGATTGGTCAGTATCATTAATATGCTCGTATTGATGATACAGAACCGAGGAAAAAGCAATAGCCGGGATCAAAGATTTCACATCAATCCGGATCGATGGTTATCAGTGGCGGCATGGACCCATTCCTCATGATGTGCAGCAATTCCTCGTCGGTCATCTGTTCCATACGCGCGACCCGGTCATCCAGTTTGGCCGTTTGATAGGCCTTGACGTAAATTTCGATGACCTTGCCGAGCTCCGCCGCTTCACTCGGAGTGAGGCGGCCGGCCGCTACTGCTTCCGCAAGGGCGGCAGCAATGTCGGCGGCATCGCGGATGCTCGTGATCGGCGGCAATGGGAAACTCACCGGGTGTTCCCGGCGAATTGGAATGAGACGTTCAATGCAGAGCTTAAGCGCGACTGTATCGCCGCCTTTGGCCATTTCGATAGCCTTCCGCGTCAGTGCCTCGGCCTCACCTTCAAGCAATCTCTCGCAGGCAATCGTCGCCAGGTTTCGCGACCCAGCAGGACGGCCATGTGGATTGCCGCTTTGACCTTTCTGAAACCGGCCCATCCTGTTTCCTTCCTGTACTGGCAGGCGACATCGTGCCGCTCCGTAGCCATGATTGAGCGGCGGAAGGTTAATACAAATCAACGCAAGCCGATACAGCCTGGCCATCTCCGCCCGCACCCCGGCAAGCGTATCCAGCGCCATTGCATTGCGAGGGGGTAGTAGCACCACGGGTTTTTGCTGGTGGGTCAATGAGATCCGGCCGGTTCATTGGGGTGAGCCTAGTATAACGCAGTTCGTCCCCACCGGAGAATGCCTTGTGCCGCGTCGCTTCTCATCCGTTACTTCCGTCGCCACAATGGCCGAGCGCACGCAGAGCCAGCGCGATCGCATGCTGCGCTTCGGTCGGAAGGCCGTGGAGGTGTCATCGATCAATCCTCCAGCCCGAGGCGAACGCGAGCGCGCGCGATGGTCTTGTACGACAGCTTGCCGAGGCCGCGGCGCTCGATCTCGGCAGCAGCGGCCCTTGAGGACAAGTGCGACAACTTCCGCAGAACAGGCTCCAGCTCCGCGTCCCGAGCTGCTGCAGCGTCACGGTTGGCGTCGGCGATCTCCTGTCGGCCAAGCCTGACGCAGCGCGCCTTGGGGTGGGACGCGATAAACCATTGTAAACACTTGGCCAGTCCAAGCTGACCAATCTACCCAACCTTTTCGCCAAAACTTGGCAGCTGGGAAATCAACATATGTTTTTTTTGAGCCCGCGAGGGGACGACCCAAGGGAGTGCGTCTACAAATACATGTTTCATTTTACCTGCCACTTTGAAAATATACTGGACAGATTGGACAGATTGGACAGACACAATAAAAACGGGGGTTTCTTGCAGTCGACCCTATCTTCACAGATTGGTTGAGGTTGGGCAGCCCCCTGTCGCGTTGGGCGACCGCGGAACGTCATCGGGGATGATCCCTCCGGTTGGGGTTCGCGCGAAGGGACCTCGGTCGCCTACGGCAGGAATTTCGCAAGCGCATCGTGCCAATTGTCGCCCTGCTGCCACTCCTCGCTCGCCCACTCTGCCGATCCCCAGTCGATCGGCTGTCCCAGCGTCTCGCTGAACAGCCGGCGGCAGTCCGCAAGCGGCGGCAGCTCGTAGCAGCGAACGCGTTGGAGGCCGACAACGGGCCGTGCATCCTTCAGCTTCGCGCCGAGCTGTTTGCGCAGGAACATGCCGAGCTTCACCTCGATCGACCGGTATTTAACCCCCTGCAGGCGCGCGTGCAGGATATAGCGCGCGAACAGGTCATCCCGCGAACAAACGTGCGGCTCGTTGATGCCGTGAGGCCGCGGCGGCAGCACGCCGCTCGTCAGCGTCTGGAGCCACCATGCCTGCTCCGGTGTCATGCTCTCGATCTGCTGGTCCAGCAGCGCGGCGGTCTTGGGAATGGTACGCAGGTCGACCTGCGAGAGATCGAAGTTGAGCAGATAGTGCAGCAACGCCTCGCGGCCACCATTGTTCATCTCATGGTCGATGGCCGCGAAGTAGGCGTGGTCCTGCATGTGCTCCTCGCCCATGTCGAACACCGCCCAGCGCCGCTCCTTGAACCCGGCAGGCACCATCCAGTCAGGATTTCCGGATACGAACAGACGGATGTGGTTCTTGATCCGGATCGGGTCAACGTTCTTGTATTCGAGCATGTGATGATCGCCCGACACCAGATCCCGCAGCGTGCCGACGCTCGCCCTGTCGCCGGCCCAGAATGCTTCATCCGCGTGCAGCACCAGCAGCGAGGCCATGTGCGCGTTAAACTGGCCGGTAATGTAGCGCGGCGAGGCAGCCAGCAGATAGTGGTCGCCGATCAGCGAGCCTATCACCTGCCCGATTGTCGTCTTGCCCGCGCCGAACGGGCCGCGCAGCACCAGCGCCGTTTGCATCTTGACGCTGGGCTGCTGCACGATCTGCGCCCACCAACCGACGATCCACAGATACGTCGCATCGTCACCTCGCGCCGCGTTGTCTTTCAGGTGCGCGAGAAACTTCGAGCAGTCACCCTGCCTAGGCTCGACGGCAAACCCTTGAAACAAATTGTAGTAGCCGGTGCGGGCGGCGGACCCCGGCGGCGCGAACTCGATGCCGCTATACTGCCGCCGCTCCGGATGGCCCAGCCAGTAGTCGCCGAGCCGGACGGCTTTCTTGCCGACGAAGACCGATTGGTTGGCGAACCACTGCTTGAAGGCACTGACCTGCAGCGGGCGAAACTTGGTTTTGTCCTCGAAGTTCATGACCGCCGCCTTGTTGCCGGCGAGCACCAGCGCATAGTCGGCGTTGATCTCCGCGACCTGCTTGTCGAGGTCGTCCGTCTGGTCGCGTTTGCGTGCGCCCTCGACCATGCGGTCGAGCTGTGTCACGCGCACGCCGAGCCCTTTGGCGGCTTCCTTGCGCTGCTGCTCGTATTCGATCATCGACAGCCGCAGCAGCCGCTCGATCTCGACGTTGGTCGAGGTGGTGTACTTCTCCTCCGCGCGCGCGATCTGGCGTTCGACATAGGCCACAGGGTTGCCCTGATCGTAGCAGTGTCTGTAGATCGCCTTGCCCTTGTAATTGTCGTCGAGGCAAGCCTCGTACATCACGTCAGCGTTGACATTGGCTCGCAGGCATCCGAGCAGGAAGCCGAACAGCAGTGCGCTGCGGCTCTCGTATTTGCCGTGCTTCTCGCCCGCGCCCTTGTCCGCGACAACAAGCATATCGACGAGCCGCGTTGGCAGTTCCTTCGTGGCCGCCCGCTTGGGCCGTTCCGTCTTCGCCGAGCCCTTGGGCTCTTCTGCCTTGGGAAAATCCTCCAGCTTGCAGGTTGTGCCGTTGAAGTTGATCAGTCTGGCCGGACATGGCGTGCGGCCGTCCTTGAGTTTCTTCTTGGTTGGCAGGTTGATGGTGCCGGGCAGCCGCAGGATGCGGTCGATGTTCTGGGTACCAGCGACGCTGCCGAGTTTTTCCATCAGCAGTTTGGCGCGGTTCTCGATTTCGGCGATCTGCTGAAGGGCCCACGCATCATAGGACTTGGACTCGATCTGTCCGCCGTTTCCGTCCGGGACGGTCACGCTGACGGGCATTGGCAGGATGATCGGCTCGGCCAGCTTCAGCAGTAGGTTGAGTCCGTTGCCGGAATCGATGATCGCGGCAGGCCGAGGCGTGAGCTTGTCAATCTCTGCGAGGTAGCGCGCTTTCGCTGCCTCACTCGTCTCGTTTGGCTTTGGGTCGAGATCCGACGGCAGGTACTCGATGGCGGCAATATCGGTCTTTGCCGCCTTCTTGTTCATCGGCTTGCGCGTCGGGTTGACCGAGTAATAGAGATTGCGCTTGCCGTTGTGTTTCGAGACGAAGGCTCTCGCCTCGTCGACCGTATGCAAGGTGAGCGTATCGGTCGTCCCGTCGGGGATGATCGCGGTCAATAACCACGGCCCGCCCGGTCGCAGCATTTCGAGGAATTCAATCGCCTCGTTGCGGGGGTCCGAGGTGACGATCATGGCGCGAGTCTCCCGTCATGATCGTCGACCGTGCGAACAGAATCGGCAGCTCGGCTTACGCAACGAGCAGCCATCCGGCAGCACCAGCTGGAGATGACCGATGCGCGCGACCTCGATCCGGATGCCGGGAAAAGAGCGTCGCAATTCTCTTTCGAGTTTTCTCATGGCTCTAGCTCCGCCAGATGGTCAAGCGCCGCGGCCAGCGGTCCCGACGGCTGGCCCCGCGCGTCGCGCATCAGCGCGCGCCTGATGGTTTCCAGCGGCACACCGTATTGAAGCGCGAGCGAGCAGATCACCGCGGCGTCCTGGGCGTTGATGCCGGCCATGGAGCCAGCCCTGTGATATTGCAGGAAGATTTCAGCCAACTCCCCGTTATCAAACCGCGCTGCGGTGCAAGTAAAACTCAAGCCCTGACTTTCGATGGCGAAGGTCGCGCTGGCGCGACGGTTCGGCAGACGACGGCGTGGCGTGGTCATTACCGCGCCGCCTGCTTCAGCTCGCGCTTTGTGCCTTGCCTGCGCTTCGCTATGGGGCGGTGCACGAGAGGCGCCTTTACTTGCGCTTCGCTCTCGCTCGCGCGCGCGTGCTTCGGCGCAGGGCGGAGCGCGAGGCGCTCCCGCAACCATGCGTGCACTTCCACGCGCAAAAACATTGCCTGACTGTTGCCGGTCTTGACCGGCAGCGGGAAGCTGAGTTCGCGCTGTTTGCGAGATAAATCGGTTCGATTCGTGATGATGCGGCGCGCTTGCAAATCTTCAAAGCGATAGCCGCCTTGGGCGAGCTCGTCATCGGTCAACGCGGTCAACATAGCGAGGATCTCCGTCCCGGAAATTCCGGCGTGCTCCTCCACCTACCAGCAAAAATTCAGTGGCGGCAGAGCGCAAAAACAGGGGATATTTTGCGCCCCCTCCTCCTTGTGATGGGAAGCCCGCCTTCAGCGCCGCCAGTTTGTGAATCGCCTGCTTTTCTTCAGCTCCTGCAACCGGCGGCGGGCGCTGGGCTCCGGCTGGCCGGTCTTCTTGGCGATCTCTTTCGCCAATGCATTGAGCGGCGTGCCCCAGAGCATGTCAAAGACCGCGAGGATTTCGGTATCATAGGTCCACGCCTTCGGGCGGCCGGCTTTGCCTTCTGGCAACGAACTCAGGACGGCAACGATCTCGGCGGCGACCTGATGTGAGATCTCGATGTTATCTCGCCGATCGGTAAACAACATGAGGGCACCGAGCCATTCCAGCAGCTGGCGCAGTTTCTCCTCGTCAATGATCTTCTTCATGCCCGTCGCTCCGCAGCGGGACCGACAATCTTCGTCAGCGCGACGGCCCATTGCATCAGTGCGTCGGCCTTCTGCTTCTCCAGTTCGTCTTGTAGATAGTGGGCACCGATTCCGGGCACCGCGTGATTGAGAACGCTGTGGATGACATGGTTGGGAATGCCGAGCCCCTGCATCTTCGAAGCTGCGGTGCGCCTTAAATCATGCAGCCGCCACTCGACGACGCCGCTCGCCTCGTCGAGCGACGTCTTTAATTTCGAGAAGCCGCTAATCTTCCCGACACTGCCTGCAAACACGAAGTCGCGCGCGTCTCCCTCCCCGATCAATGACAGCGCCAGCGGCGGCAGCTTGAGGCTATGCGGTCGGCTGGACTTGTTGTCGGTCTGCCGCCAGACGGCATCGAGGATATGGCCATGCCGCAGGCTCGCCACCTCGTCGCGCCGCTGTGCAGTCACCAGGAGAAAGCGCACCATGCGGCCGAAGTTTTGCGCCGCCGCGCGGCTGCCGAGATTGTCGCCGCAGGCGCGCCAGATCGCCCTGATTTCGGTGTCATCAAGCTTGCGGGTGCGCTTCTGCTCGGGTGCCTTGCGGATGTCAGGTACGAAGTTGGTCGGAATCAAATCTTCCTGCGCAGCCCACTTCATCACCGCCCCGAGCCGTTGCAGCAGCCGGTTGGCGGCGATCATGGCGCCGTCCTCGACCATGGCGTCACGGGCGAGGCGCAGATCAGCCTTGCTGAACTGGTCAGCCGGCAGCGCGAGATAAGGACCGAGGCTGCGGCGAAACAGCCGCATCGCCTCGTCCAGCGTCTTGATCTTCCGGCCTTCCTTTTTGCGGAGTGTCTCGTAGCGGTCAAACAGCGCGCCCAGGGTGAGTGCTGATGACGAACGCGGATGTGGCACGGGAGCGTCGATCGGCACGCCACGCTCGGCGCGGTCGATCAGCTGGCGCGCGGCCTCGCGGGCGTCGTTCAATCCCGTCGCCGGGTAATGACCGAGCGGCTTGCGGTGATAGCGGCCGTTACCGTGAAAGCGGAAGGACCACGTTCGTCGTTTGGTGCCGACCCGGAGGATTAAGCCGGGCACGGCGACGTCGTACCATTCGCCCTCCGCCAAATGGGGGATCGAGACGCTGGAAAGCTTCTTGGACGGCATGTTCGAGGTCCGGTTTCTGGGTGCAAATTGGGTGCAGCCAGTCCGTTATACAGCGGAATGCTTCGGGTTGTCACGGAATGCAAACTATCGTTATCTCAAAGAGTTGTGCGATCTAAGCCATTGACCGGCAAGGCCGAGCCTGCGTTTTGTAAACCGAAGGTCGGGGGTTCAATCCCCTCAGCCGGCACCAACGATATCAATGGCTTAGACCACATATTTCAGAAGCTGCCGAATGGCAAAACGCTCTTGGGGAAAGAGCTAGGGTAAGCGGCAAAGCTGGGGCTGCCCTGACAAGGGAATGATACATCGGAGGGCGCATCGAGCGAGCTTCACGCTGACCTCCATAGCCCTCCCGGTTAATGAATTAATCGAAACAAGCCGAGAACCCGGCTGCAAAATCCCATCTCAGCGTCGACCTTTTTAGCATTTCGAAAGCTTTAGCGCTAACTGGCGCCGATTTAGGGGGCGTTGAAGGGACTTGGTAAGACGCTCACAGCTCAGATCCGACGAACTTGATGCCGTGTCGTGCAGGCCCCCGCGGAGTAGTCCGGTCACCGCGTGGACCGCCTCACGTCTGCAGCACCACCACCGGGGCACCGACCGGCACACGATTATAGAGGTCGATTATGTCTTCGTTGACAAGCCGGATGCAGCCGCT